TATCGTTTTATCTCGCCCATGTTCATAGATAAATTTTCATAGCCTTGAGAAGTTAGACTATAGAAAGCCACTCTAGGTTCTTCTCCGGCTTCTACTTGCGCTAGATACTCACTCATGGTGTCTGGAGTCAATATCTTCCATTCAACGTCTGAGGCTTCTATGGGTTCTGGTAAAGGTGGATGGTAAATAGGACTTCTTTTTGCCACAGAAACCACTTCCACAGGCTTAGTTTGTGGTTGTTTGTTCGCTAAATCACCTAAAAGTGAATAGGTAGAGCATCCGTTAATTAAGAGTAGAGGTATTATCAGTAGCTTTTTCATCAAATTGNTCTGGGTTAGTTATGTTTGTTAGATCATTACCCACTCTTGCTGTAGCTTTATTGATCTTGCTTTGCAGTAATAAAGGCTTAGACATGGCTAATCCCTCTAAGTTGTGCTTGGCAAACTTATTTCTAAGGTTCGTTACTTGTGCTTGGCTTTCTGTATATTGCGTGTTTAAACTTTGTATCTGCTCCGCCGTCTTTTTTGCTTTTGCTAATACGTTTACGATCTGTTCGTTTTGTTCTTGGATTGTTCTTTCTAAAACTGCTTGATTATTAATAGCTGTTTGTAGTTCAATTTTTGCTTTATCTAATTTGGCAAACATAACTGCATTGATAGATGCAGAAATGATAAATAAAACAGTAGCTATTAAGGTCAGTTTAAACGACATCTAAATAGTATAGATAAAACTATCGTGTGGTCAAGGTTAGAAGTTGCCTGTTTCATTCTAACGTTTGTTTACTGCAACACTCGACCACACTTCAATAGAAAGGTGTTTTTTATAGGATGCTTATAAACCCATCCAACAGGAATTTTCCTTTAAGTGCCTTCCTGTACTAATCGCTTAGTGGCACACCTTCTATCTTATGTGGCTAGTATGGGTACTCGGTTTAGTTCTTATCCCCACCTTCATCTACAACTTCTTCAAGGAGAACTTATCTATCCAGAGAAGATTTTACAGTAGCGCGTGTCCTAACCACTATTAATCAGATTTTGCCAATGGTTTCTTTCTACAGGTTCTGTAACTGTTACTTCATAACCATATGATTCAATAATCTTTTCAAATGTTGAAAGCTTTATATCATGCTTACCATTTTCTAATTGAGAAAGGTATGGTGCTGATATTCCTGTTAATTGTTCTACATCAGATAGAGTCATCTTTCTGTATTTTCTTATATTCTTTAAAGAATCCGCCCACCAAGCATTGTCTGTTTTTATTATGTTCATTTTTTACTCCGTAAATAATCATCAACATGATCTCTGAATTTAGCTTGTGCAATTTTATCTGTCTTAAAATCTTTTCTGCTTATTATTTCGCATACTGATCTCATAACATGGGTTGCAAGTTCATAATCATCCAAAGAATCGACCTCTTCTGAAGTCATACCAACATTAGCCCACTTACTATGGATGTTTAAACGCACCCAGCTTTGATAGCTGGGATCTTTGCAGAGCATAACCGCCCTTCTCATTGCTCTTTCTCCAATGGTAACTTCTTCTGGAATAACAGGATAATCGGTTTCTTCGTCTAATCTTACTATTCCAAGCATATATCTAGCACCAATTTCACTTACAGATAGTTCTTGACCAAGCAATTCTGCTACATCATCTGGCTGTATAAGGAAAGAGACTATCGTTCCTTCTCTTGTTTGCCTGTAAGCATGTTTTTTGACCTCTATGCCTTGAACAGCTTTGGCTAATGTTTCTTTATCTATTTGCATGGCAAGATTATTTTATTAACAGTATCAATCGTTTCATCCCTTATATCTGTTGGATGACCATCATTGAGTTCTGTGTGATTGCTTTCGTAAAAACGATCTTCCGCCTCTCCTATAGAGTCAGCCTCTACTTCGTATTGAAAATCACAAGTTGCATATGTTGTAATAATAAATTTCATTCTGATTTCTCCTTGATTAATCTTTGCAGATACCACTCTGCTTTTTTTAAATCTTCGACACCATTTTTATCTTTGTATCGTGTTACATACTTAATAACGTTTCCTTCAAGCCAATCCATGTTGTATGAAAGGATAAAGTCTGTTACTTGTATTTGTTTTTTATAATAAGGCGGATTTATCTTGTCAAATTGCTCCCACTCTTCTTTTCGCCAGATTTTAGTCATTTATGGTAACCTTATGCTGTAGTTATTTAGCTTTTCAACTTCTCTTTCTAGTTGTTCTATATAAATTTCTTGTTCAGCAACTTTATTTTTTAAGAATTTTACTTTTTCCCTGTTCCTAATGTTTCTTTTCCTCAGAGCATTAGCCATTCTTCTCCAGTATTCGCCCTCACTTCTAAAGGCTTTCTTTTGTTTTTTTATAATCTTATCCCATACTTTTTTTGGATCATATTTTTCTTTCATTGCTAGTTCATCACCTTGTAATCATTAAATGGCAACACATCAATAACATATGGAATATCCTCATAAACATTATGTGACCAATCTTCCGCATGTTCCTTAGATTCAAAAAAACCAAATGAGGTTTGGTGTGCCAAATGACTGTTCGGATCTCCACAAGTAACTACCACTATCCATTTAGTTTGTTCTTCACTACTCATTGGAAAGACTCCTCAAGCCTTTCCTCTGCAATGATTACTTTAATATCATCTCGGTCATCATCGGCATGAAGGCTGTGTTCGCTTGAAATTTGGTCTATCTTCTTATCCAACAAACCCTTCTCATCTTCTGAGTCTATGTCTTGATAGATCAGTTCCATGACATAACTAACATAATCGTTACTCATTAAATCCCCCTGTTTTGTTTATGTTATCTTCCCAAATCTTATCTTCTTCATCTTCTTTTAGTTCATGTCTTTGTGACGTATCCCAAAGAAATGCTTTATATAAGAGGCTGTTTAAACGCTCTAATGTCTCTGTTTTTGTAAAGTCTCTATTGATTGCATCATTGCCAAAAGCAAGTTCAAAGACCTCTTCAATAAATTCTTCGTCTGTGTATTTGTCTTTATAAATGTTTCCTATAGCCATATGCTTAACTCCAATTCATTTATGCTTATCAAATCATCATCCGGTACAAAATAAGCATGTCTATTCGTTCCTTGAGGATCAGACCAATATTTTTTATCTTTACCATCTGCTCCCATAACCCAACCCTTAATGTAAAAATCTGGAGCATCTGCATGGACTAATATATATGGTCTATCATCCTTATCATCATCATGTAATATCAATCTTTTCTTTTCATGGTCAACAGTTCTTACTTGTAGTTTTCCGGCATCATCTGCTTTAAAGTTTCCAAGCGATCCAGACCACCACAATCCACCCCATTTTGCTACACAAGCCTCTCCCATAGCACCCACTATATTAATCGCCCATGCTTGAGAGTCAGTAGGCGCACCATATTTTGATTGTCTGCTGTCTCTTATGTTCTGCACCATTCTCATTAGTCCTAACTGTCCGGCAATTAACATTTCGGATGGTGTTAGTTCTACCTTTTGCCCTTTGTAAATTCTGTCCATCTTTTATCTGCCCATTCTACCGGTTCTACTCCCTGTAGCGCCCACCAATTACTTTCGTTTCCATGTTTGTGTAGTTCTTCATGGTGTTTAGGACATAAAGGAACAGCAAATTGATCTCCGGTTCGTCTAAAACCACGCGATCCTTCCATAACATGTGTCATATGATGCGCCTGTGAAGGCATAAAACATATAAGACATCCTTGTTCCCTTATGTATTTGAGGTATCTTTCACTCCTTACCTTATCCGCCCAATCGTTAGAAAGGTTTTCAGAAGGGGATTTCATCATCAAACCCTTTGACTACACTTTTTTCTTCTCTTTTCTCAGTAATCACTTCTTTAAAGCTACCCGATTTAGAGTAACCCTCTGATTTTGGTTTCGGAGTTCCTTGATAATAAATCTTTCCAGACTCTTTAGCCTCTTTTTGCCATGAGTTAGCCTCTAATTCTTTTCCGTTTAAACGTAAAGTAACAAGAAGATCAGGTCTTTTATCGCCTTCTTCTTTTCTATTGTTTTTATAGATTCTAAGCCTATGTTCTTCTCCATTCACACGAAAAAATACAGTTACGTCTATTTCTCCATTTGAATTGTCGTTGTTAGGAAAAATCCTAACGCTATCCGGATATTCTTGTTCCATTTTTTACTCCTTTTTTGTTTTATTTATTTTATCTTCAAAGCAATACAAAATTGCTTGGTATATATTTTCCCATCCCATACCAAATTCTGCGTCTTGGTGATTATCGCAATATCCTAAAACTTCCATACACTCATCGTCTGTCAGTTCAACATCTATGTCATAGTCTCTTATAGTGTGTCTGACATCATCAATGCACCAAATAATTACGATTGAATTTTTTTCGTTATAGCCATATCCGTAGTTAAGTTCATGTATCATTGCATTACTCCGGCAACTAGCAGAAAGGCAAACAAGAAGGCAGACAGGTAGTGAAAAGAATACATTATTAGGTGTTTAAACATCTTTCTCTTCCCCCTTGCTGTCTTGTTCTAGCCTATCCCTTATGAAACCAAATTCTTGTCGTAAGTTCTCATAGCTTTTAGGATAAAGTTTTTGAATTTCAGATATTTTTTCTGCTTTGTTAAGCCACATTTCCTCTACATTCTTTATCACCTCAACCGCTAATCCTACCTCTTCGTACTCAGATATTTTTTTAGCATCAAATATCATTTTTTCAATAAACTTTTTTGCATCCTCTTCTTTAGGGAAGATGTTATTTGCTTTAGTTGTTACTCCCCTCTTAACTTGAGGTTTTGCACCAACATGATCTGTGTCAGCTATCTGACCATCATCATCTTCATCTGTTGCTAGACAAAGAATACTGCTTATTCCCCTACGCATATACGTAAGGGAAGATCCTAGTGCTTGAGCGCCATCACGTTGTTGCTTTAATGGTAATTCGCACTCAATCCATTGACCGCTTGAATGTAATAGCCTTGTAACCAAAGTGTTCCTGTCATTTGCTACGCTCGGCATTTGTATTATTGAAAGTCCATGCTTGGATGTAATAGGCAATATTGTTTCTATTATTAAAGCAAGGTCAGCATAGGAATAAGAGTACCCCTTTCCATCATGTGTTTTTACCATAACTTTCTTTGTCTTAGGCAATACTGGAAATTCTGCTTGAGCAGTTGCCAACGCGACACCTATTTCATTTAACTCTTTGCTTGTTCGCATCATATGCATCATAACTTCCCCTGTATGTTCATTAACTTCCACTTTCTTCTCCTTGTTGTTTTAATTCATCTTGATATTGTGTGCAAAAACCAGATACATCACAAAATCTTTGGCATTTTGTTGGTTCGCCCTTTCTGTATTCTATGATGTAGCCTTCTTTTGTTTTAATAATTTCTTTAGCCTGTTCTTCTGTGTCGCACACCTTTAAGGCTCTTTTTGCATCTATGTCTTTCTTGACTGCAAACTTATCCGGTTTCATCCACCTTTCATCCGGAGTACAGTCTGGCAGATTTATTGATGCAAGTTGGTGCGCCCGTATTTTTTGTTTTACAAATTCTTCTTGTTCTGCAAGTGACCATAGTTCAATGTCTGTAATGACCACTTCTGTCTGTGGGTATTTTGGATTTCTCATTGCCTCAAAAGAAGAATGATCTCGTATTATATTAACGATTTTGAGGTCTTTTACTTCTTTGCCATTTTTACGTAGCAACCAAGCATAGATATTAAGTTGTTGTGTGTCGCTTTCACGTCCGTTCATTACTGCATAAGCTTTACGTGTTTTCCAATCCATAAGCACTATGCCATCCGGATCAATTCTTTG